CGATTGACGACGAGGTGAGCAATTACCTCACGCGCTTCGCTCCGCAGCAGCCGGCTGATCAACCGAACGTGATTGCGGGACGCTACCAGCTCTACAGTCCGTTCCTGTCGCGCATTCTGGACGACCTGAAAACGGGCGTGCTGTGGGACGACAAGTTCTACGAGCAGTTTGGTGACGACTGGCTGCGTGGCCGACTGGCTTCCTATGAGAAGTATCTGGCGTTCGATCCGATCGGTGGTGGCAACATTCCCGATAGCCGCTACGTGGTGGTGCACCCACATCCCTACAGCACCTACGTGTCGCTTGACATGTATCGGTATCGCGTGATGTTGCGTGCGGTGGGGATCTACGCGCCGGGTCTGGATCTTTCGTCGATGATCAGCGTGCTTCAGTTCTAAGGCTTGGGGCCGGTGGTGACACCGGCTCTTCTAAGGATTTCATCCATGACAACCATTTTGAATCAGACCGCAACAGTCGGGACGGACGGCATCGAGCCCATCCGCAACCCCGAAGGCCGCATGGCCACCTACGCGCTCAAAGAGCTGTGGGACAATACGGTCGGCACGGGACGCTTTGTCCCTAACGTGGGCGATCTCGCCGCGGACACGGAAAACAAAACCGTCTCTGCCTGGTGGATTGTTACTGCGCTGGATGTCGACCTGGTGCCGACGCTGCAACCCTGGGGCGGTGTCCCGACTTCGGTGATCAACACCGACGACGTTCTGACCGGTCCGGGTCGCACCACCAACAACAGCACCTACCGTGCTTATCTCGACAAGTCAGTCACGCCGTATGTGCTCGCTGTCGAGAACCGCCTGTCGTATAAGGGCACGACGTGCCGCAAGGCCAAGATCTTCAAGCAGAACACCGGCCCCACCGATCTGAAGGCCATCTCGGGCTACTACGACAACCTGGGTAACCTCATCACCAACGAAATCGCACTGGAGCTCGTGGGCGTGAATGCGCAAACGAACAAGAGCGAGTACGCGGTGCCGGTGTGTTACACCATGGAAGACCTGCCTGACGGTGAAGTGGTGAGCTGTATCGCCTTCAGCGACGAAGGTCACCCGGCGTCGATCACGCAGCTGGTGGTGCAGAACACGTCGTTCATCCGCCACATGAACAACGCTGTGCGCTACGTGACAGGCATCTCGCTCGTCTCGCCGTTCATGAGCGAAACCGATCCGACGCTGGTGCAGCTGCCGGTGAACGTGCCGCTGCAAGGCCTGTACCTGAAGGGTCGCGTGAACTACAGCGACGGCTCGTTCAAGGAGCTGCCGGTCGACGGCACGCGCTTCACGATGCTCGGGATGGAAAGCTATCTGGCGACCATGGTCAACCAGAAGATCCCGGTGGTGTTGCGCTACACGCCGACCTCGGACGAAGTGGTGTATGGCGCCACGCGCGGCGAGCAGATCTTCGTCACGCAAGCGTACACCATCAAGACAATGGAAGCCAAGGGTGCGTACAACGTGCGTCTCTACGCCTATCCGGAATGGGTGGGCCCGCTCAACGGTTACACGCTGCGCTGGTTCCTCTACACCTCCGAGCGCAATGCGCGTTACGACGTCACCCAGTTCGTGCAGTTCGCGGTCAACAGCCCGGCTTTCCAGCCGAAGCTGTACGGTGTGAACCAGTTGCTCAACGTCTCGGTCAACCTGAAGGATGTGAACCCGCTGTACGAAGACTTCCGTCATGCTCAGACGGTGCAGGTCGTGCTCTGGCGCGATGCTACGGAACGCACCGATACCAACTGGCAGATGGTGTTCGAGCAGGGTCAAGATCCGGCGTACGGTGTGAACGGTACGCACGGGCTGTTGGAATTCATCAACTACAACTTCTACAAGCTGAAGATCGATGCGGGCTGCGCGACGGTCGACGACTGGCTTGCGAAGCTGTACCTGCCGATGAAGCCGATCTACGACGAGCTGAAGGAAGTGGCGGCGCCGTTGCCGACGCACTACCGGATTCGGGTGGGCACCAGCCAGGTGTTGGAGCAGGATATCAATACCTTCAACCAGGTGTTCTCGATCCTCAACGGGCTGGTGGTGAATGGCTCGGTGTATATCGAGTGGATTCGCAAGACGCCGGAGAACGATCTGGAACTCGGTACGTCGGGCATGATCCTCTGGGACGGCACCGCTCTCAGTTAAGTCTGAATCGGTTCTGTTACCCGTCAGTCATAGAAGCGAGGGGAGCAATCCCCTCGCTTTTTATGCCGCCACTGCGTGCGTAAGTGTGTATATGCAATGTACTGGTGCAGCGTCGTCTTCACTGGGCGAATTGTTGATCGATTGTTCGCGATTGTCGTGGAATTCAAGGGCTCCCTACTTCTGCTTCTTATGGAATAACAGAGAAGTAGTCGTATTGGGTCAGTATTCATGCCTTAATTAATGTGGACCGCCTCTCTTGCTCATGGCGACCCTTACACTACTCGTGAGTGTAAGTCGCAGTGGAGAGCCTAAGGACACACGCAGGACCGAATATGCCGATTCTATTTCACGCCGATTGGAAGAAATATCCAAGCGCGATTGTTGACATTGATACGAAAAATCGTAGCTTTGTCCGACTCGCTTTGCTGTACCGTTCGCTGGGAGTGAAGAACCATGCCTTTATTCTGGCACTGGTCAACCCGGCTCTGAAGGGGGTTGACCCCCACTCGAAATTCCTCACCGAAAACCAGAAGGCCTTGATTGCGCTGGAATGTGCGGTTAATCCTTGGTATTATTTCCGGGAAGTGGCCAAGGCGCCCGCTATCGGGGGTGGTGACGCCGTGATGCAGGAAGCCAACCGCGGTAACATTGCGCTGTACTGGTTGTTCTTCAACCACGTGATGACCTTCCTGATCCAGATCCGTCAGACGGGTAAGTCGTACTCGACCGACTCGTTGATGACCTACCTGATGAACATTGGTTGCCGGGATACGGAAATCAACTTGCTCACGAAGGACGACACGCTGCGTCGGGGGAACATTAACCGCCTGAAGGACATCGCTTCTGAGCTGCCGTCGTACCTGAACCAGCAGTCGCGCGATGACGCCAATAACACGGAAGAAATCACCCGGGTGCGGTTGAAGAACCGCTACAAGACGCACGTACCGCAGGCATCCCCGAAGCGTGCACTGAACCTGGGCCGGGGTTTGACCTCCGGTATCTTCCACATCGACGAAGGTCCTTTCCAGCCGAACATCGCCATTGCACTTCCGGCCGCCTTGGCTGCAACGGGTGCGGCCGTGGACCGCGCGAAGAAAGCCGGTGCTTACTACGGTACAATCCTGACGACCACTGCCGGCAAGAAGGACGACAAGGACGGTGCCTTCATTTACAAAATGGTCAGCGAGTCGGCCATCTGGAATGAGAAGTTCTTTGACGCGGTGGACGAGGCCCATCTTTACGACATCATCCGCAAGGCCAGCCCGGGAGGCGCCAAGATCCTCAAGAACGGTAAGTCCGGTGGTAAGCTGCGGGTGAACATTACCCTCAACCACCGCCAGCTGGGCAAGACCGATGAGTGGTTGATGGAGAAGCTGGAAGAGTCGGTGCAGACCGGCGATGACGCGAACCGCGACTACTTTAACATGTGGACCTCGGGTAGCCAGACCAATCCGTTGCCGACCACCATTCTGGATGCGATTCGCAATTCAGTGCGGGGCGCGGACCACACCGACATCAGCCGGATTGGTTCGTACACAATGCGCTGGTATCTGCCGGAAGCCGACATCGACAAGCGCATGTTCGATTCGACCTACGTGCTCGGGATGGACTCCTCGAATGCGTCCGGTGGCGATGATTGCGGCTTCTACCTGCTCGATACGCAAACGCTGGAAACCGTGGCTGCGGCCACGATCAATGAAACCAACCTGATTCACTTGTCCAAGTGGATTGCGGCATTCCTGATCAAGTGGCCGACGGTGACGTTTATTCCTGAGAATCGTTCATCGGGTCAGAGTATCATTGACTACCTGATGATCGAGTTGGCTGCCGCGGGGATCAATCCGTTCAAGCGCATCTTCAACACGGTGGTGCAAGACAAGCAGGTCAACGAAGTGCAGTTCGAGGAAATGCAGCGCATGGTTCAGCGCAACAACCACGAGCAGTATGCGCGCTTCAAGAAGTGCTTTGGCTTCACGACTTCAGGGGGTGGCACGACGTCGCGCTCAGCGCTCTACGGTGAATCGTTGTTGCTCGCCGGTAAGCGCTCCTGTGACCGGATCTACGACAAGACCTTGGCTGACCAGATTAACGGTTTGATTACCAAGAACGGTCGGGTCGATCACCCGGCGGGTGAGCATGACGACATGTGTATCTCGTGGCTGCTCGCGCACTGGATGATCACCAAGGCGAAGAACCTGCGCTACTATGGCATCGACCCGCAACTCGTCGGTAGCCTGTTGTCAGACTCAGGCAGCGACATGGACCCGCAACAGGCTGAAGAGAAGCGGGAGCAGCGGGCGATTCGGGAACGGATCAAGGATCTGGCAGAGAAGATCACGGCTTCGAAGGACGTTTTTGTCATTGCGCGGATCGAGCAGGAAATCCGTGCCTTGTCGAATCGCGTCATCATCGAAGAGTCGGAGATGTTCAACGTTGATAACCTGATCAAGGAAGCGAAGGAGAAGAAGCGCACCGACCGGGTCAGTGGCGGTAGCAACACTGGCCATAACTGGAACAGCCGCAATGCTGCAGGCAGCTGGAACGGGTATGGTTCAACCCAGCGTCGCTGGGGCTCGTAAGTTTCAGAGCGACATAAAGGCCGGAGGGGGTGACCCCTCCGGCGCTTATGCTGGTAATTAACGGCCGCCTGAGTAGTACGACATGGTGTATGCGCGCGACACCAGATACAACAGCACTCCCGTGCGCACCGAAGCGACCACCGCCGGGGTACGGGAGTCCACGGAAGGCCGAATCACTTCTTCGACCAGGTCCCTCAGCTCCAGCAGATCGGGATCAGTAGAGCGCGACGAGGTGTAGGCCCCCTTCAGCCGGATCAGCATCGCCGAGAGGTCCACG